TCGAAAAAGATTTATCCTCATAGGGCATATTTGTAAAGTCGGCTTGTATGTCGGGATTTACTTCAAATAATCTACCATCGCATAAATGAGTAGAGACCTTTCGAATGTCTTGAAAAAGAACTCTTTCGTCATGTTTGTCGAAGTAGAACATCTTTCCCCCACAACAGGCATCTAATATCGTTTTTCTCATTGCTCTCCTCCTTTCATAAGTTCTATTTCTCCCATATCTGTATGATTTTTATAATTTATTGAAATAAACTGACTTGTATTCTTTTCAAAACTTTTTCATTTGCGTCGTTATAAAATTGCTTGTTGACCTCAAAGCCGTACGCCTTTCTTCCCAATGAGGCTGCCGCATACAGGGTCGTGCCGCTTCCTGCGCACGGGTCGATGACAACATCTCCCTTGTCCGTGAATATCTCTATCAACCGTTTGAGAAGCGGGACAGGTTTCTGGCAAGGGTGGCATTTGGGCGTGGTGTTGTCCCTCACCCAGTCGAAGCAGTTGAAAATCATTCTCCCGTTGTTGTTGAATTTGGGCAACTTGTCACGATAAAGGATAAGACCGTATTCGCAGTTGCCGACGACCTTCATGTTTGCTTTCAACACTTGCGCCGAGAAGTCCTTGCGGAAAACCAGCGGTATGTAGTGCATGAGTCCGTATTTGCGGCCTAACTCTATGAATTTGAACTGTTGTTCATACTCGCAGAACAGTATCATGCAGGGGGATTTGCCGGCTTCTTTCGGTTCCTTGACGAGCATTTTGGAACAGAAGTGCATGAACTCTGCCGGACGAAACTCGCTGTCGGACGAAAAGAATTGCTTTCCTGCCTTGTCGCTCTCGCCGTTTTTGTTGTCTCCGTCGATATACCATGCGGGGTTGCTGGCGTAGGCGTTATTCGCCAAATTATACGGCACGTCGGCTATAATCAGCTGCGCTTTTGGCAGACCATAGACTTTATAATTCTGGAATGAGTCGTTGTAAAGCTCTATATCTTTCATACTTAACTTTCCTTTTTGCTGTATTTGTCGATAATTTCTTGAATCTGTACGGGTGTCGCTTTCTCCTTTTCACGCAGCTCCCATTCCCGTTTCCTTTCCTCCTGCCTTTTTTTGTCTTCATAGAACCGCAATAGATTCTCCCTGTCAGAATTAAATTTTTTCAATGACCTTGTCACTGTACCCGGAGTAAAAGTGCCGAAAAATTGATCGTATTTGTCTTGTTTGAATCGCTGGAAGAATACCATGAACTCGGTGAGCTTAAAACGGCCATAGCCTAAGATAATTGTCCGTGCCAGTTCGATAAAATCTGCTGGTTCCATGCCATTTCGAACTTTTGAAAATTCAGCGAGTTCAAAGAGCTGTATGGACAGCCATGATTCAGCTACGCTATCTCCAAATGTCCGGGCAACTCTTGAAATACTCGGTGCATGTCCGGTGAAACAACGCTCCTCGTTTTTGCAGTATTCCGTCTGCTTGTCTGGGCTAAAAAGGTAGAGCAGATTCTCCCCCGTCTTGTAAGTTGCCAGTATCTCCCGTTGCCAGCTTGGTGGCGATGGCTTTTGCAAACTCTGCATATCGCTCCTGTTTGGTCTTGTAATTAGGTTTTTGATGGATTCCGGATTGCTCATCTCGTGCTCGTTTTAATTCAATTCTTAACCAGTTGGCAAAGTGTTTTTGTGCATCGCTGACGCTTTTTCTTGCAATACCCTCGTTTTGAAGTTTACGGATATATGCCTCGATATATAATCTTGATTCGTTCTCGTCGATGTGGTTGTTCATCGATAGCGTTTCTATCCACGTTTGATTTGAGAGTAGTTCTTCACACAATTCTGTCAGTGGCTTGTCAACGTCTTTGCCAAAATCTTCTTCTTTTTCTTTGCTTCTCGATAGAGAAGTTTCTTCTAAATCATTATCATTATCATTATCATTTTCATTATCATTTAAGCCCCCACTGGCTCGTTTGGCTCCCACTGGGTTATTTGGGGTCGAGTGGCTCGTTTGGCTCCCACTGGACTTTGATTTAACCGTTTCAGAGTTCTTGTCATTACCTCCTTTACGCCCGTTGTTCCGGTTTCTCTCGACAATGCCCTGATATTTGAGTTCATCTATCTCGAATTGATTCTTGAAAAACTCAAATGCCATTTCAATGTCCTCCTCTACCGTAACCTCCTCGCCAAGTTGATATTTGAATATTGCTCGAAACAGCCTGCCCAGTTGTTTGTCAGATAATCTCGATATGGGTTTGTAAAATGATTTATAAATCAAAAAGCTGTCTTTCATTTATTCTTAATATTGATAGTTATTCTCTTTTCGTATCATACTTTTCAATTATCATAATTCCTTCTTCTGTTTTATCTCCGTAAACGATATGACAGCCAAACTCATGAACCAATATATCCAAATCTTCTATGGTTTCTATCTCAGTATAGAGATTAAGGGTATTGGTATCTATCATTTCCCTTATAACTGGCAATCTTGACTCAAACAATGAATCTTCTAAACTTCTTAGATAGATGTCTCCTCGTTTAAAGGTATTCATGCTCGATGTTATTAATTTCACCTTTAATGTTTTTGATTTATCGGGATCGTCATTATAATAAAAACGAGCTGACGATAATTGATTGAAATTAACAATAACATGATTATCTTCTTGGAATTTCTTTATTCTATTATGAATATCTACATATTGATCATAGTTGATAATAGACTTTATAAAAAGGTATTCCAAACATAAATCAGATACAACTAATTTTTCTCTGTTTAATTTGTCTTCCGATTCCATATTAAGTTTCAGTAATTGAAAATGCCCACCCGTTCAGGGTCTTGTGCTTGTCAATCTCACCGGTTTTGCATAGCTCGTTTATCTTGGATTTCATCGATTCGATGACCGCCTTCTGTATCTCTTGCGTGTGGGCTATCGCAGGTTCTTCGTTATGCTTTCTCTTTTCCTCGACTATCGAGGCGATGATGTGCTTGATGTCTATCATACGGCTTGTTGTTTTTCCTTGTCGATAACCGTTTTACTGTCAATACATTTTTTGATATAATTTGAAACTTCCTCCAATGATTCTGTGGGGATAACTATACCCAATTCTTTGCATGTCTCTTGGTCTTTTATTCCAAAGTAGATACCGGAGGCATTGTTGTAAATCGTCAAAGTCGAATCCTCGTGTGTCGAAGGAATCACGATTCCATAGTTCAAAGTTTTTTGTTCCATAATAATTTGTATTGTATTTTTAATATTGGTTATGAGAATACAGCCGGCAGGTACTTGTGCCGGTAAACGTTTTTCAGATAGGTTAGCATTTGGTCGTAGCTCTTGATAAAGCCCTCGTTGATAAGGTCGGCGACTTTTCTTTCAAGCTCGTACAGTTCCCGCTGTTTCTTTTCCTCGCCGTATTGGTTGCGGATATTCCTTTCATGCTCGTTGAACACAATCCAGTTCAACGCTTCGCCTACTTTCTGCATGGCTTGGGGCATGAAGTCTTTCCGAACGATCTTTGAAACGGCAGAGCCTAGTTTGTTGTAGGCATCGCCGGCTTCGTTGCGGTACTTTATCATTTCGTCATAGACGAATTTGATTACTTGTACTTCAAATCTTGGATTTAGCCACATAGCAAATTTGACGAATAATACAGGGTGCATCCATGTTCCTCCGCTTTTACCTCTCGATTTTAAATACGCAAGATTCTTCGTGCTCAATTTTTCTTCTTCCAACAAGGCATCTATAAATTCTTTTGTGTTTTTATTGGAAAAGAACTCTTTCAAATCCTTTTGCTTTAAATAGGGGGAATTCCCCCTATTTAGATTTGCATATTCATTCCATTGCCTCAACAGCTCTGTTGCGCAAAAGAATCCGTCTTTTGTTCGCTGGGTTACGTTAAATTCACCCATCTTTCTTTTCATCAGTTGGTTGGTTTTCATAGCATTTGTTCGATTGATAATACTTGTTCGCTCATAATACTAAAATTTACATACCACAAGAAGGTGAATTTATGATGTTTTCGTTGTGGCAATATGTGCACATAGATGTCATTGGCGAATAAACTCTACCGCATTTAGGGCATATCCAGCCCTGCATACCGACAAATGTCTGCGATTTTTCGAGTCTTGTCATCTCAATAGCTTTTAAGGCATCATCTTCTGAAACTCTACGGTATATATGCCCGCCTGCGCAATCTTCTGCGCTTACCGATTTTATAAATTCTTCTGCTGTCATATCATTTGTTTATTTTAGATTCTTATTTCAATCGAAAAGTGTTTTTGGCTTTTCATCGGGGAGAAACAGCCCATTTACAGCTAATACCTGTCTCATCGCTTCTCGATAAGTAACGCCGTTGTTCGTATAGTTCATGAAGTGATTGTACATCTTGGGGTACAACTCATAGCAAAGTTGAAGCCTGTTATCGTCTTTGAATTGGCAACCATATCCGCAGAACATACAACCGGTTCGTTTGGCTCCTTTATGGTATATGTCTGAAATTTTCAACCCTCTATCTCTTATGTATGCCCAAATGTCTTCTTCAAGCCAAATTGATAGAGGCTTTGAAATTGTTGTATCGCCAAATTGGTTACAACCTCCGGCTTGTAAATATTTCATCTGACGATGAATACTTTCAGAAGCCATTTCTCCGCTTATTGGAAACTGTCCTCTTCTTATATGATATTCATGAAATGGCTTTTTCTTTAATTGATAACAACACTTTTCACTTATATCGAACTTTACGTCAATCAAAAACATCCATTTCTTCGCCAACTTAAATATACTATGACGTTTTACTACAAAATTTTCAAAAACTTTTCCATTGGGAGTTCTTCTAACCTTACCTATTATGGCTGACGTAGATTTGCTCACAACGGGGAATCCGTATTTTTCAAATACCTGTGCAGGTTTTAATGTTGGATATATAATCTCAATGTCATATCCTTCTGTATTTTTAAGTTCTCGAACGAACCTGACTATATCTGGATATTCATTGCCCGTATTGCAGAAAACTGCCTTTATATCGGGTTTGACGATACGGCATAAATCAAGCAGTACGGTGCTGTCCTTTCCGCCACTGAACCCAACGTAAACCTGACCGTTTAGACGTGATACGAATTGGTCTATCACACCGAGGCTGTGGTCTATCTTTTGGCGAAGGGTCCAGCTTTGTCGCTCTCTTAATTCTTTCAAGTCCATAATATCACTTATTAAAGTTTGATTCTACTACTTTGTACCTCATGGGTAATCCGGAGCAGGTGATAGCGAGAAGGGCTGCGTCCCTTTCTTCTTGGTTGCTGCGGGGTCTGTTAAACTCTATACCGCTCATATCGCACAACCGCTTCAATTCCTCATGGGTGATCTTGCCGTCTTTCCCTTGCCAGCACTTGCGCAACGGGGATTGCTCCATGACTTTTATTCCGTAATGGAGCAACGTCTCGACTATCTTACGGCCTGTCTCTTGGTTGCGGCCTACGTGCTCGCCTTTCTTGGCTGCGCTCGCCCGTGTGTCTTTCGGGGACAAGTGCCAGTTGGATTTGTTTTTCCAACCTGCCTCGACATACACTGCCACTCGTTCATCGTTTTTATTGCAATGCTCATGAAGTTTTTTTATGCCCTCTACCAACAAGGGGAATGGGCAAACACTCATCTCCATTTTCATTTTCCTTATGTCTAATACGGAGTAGCCGCTACGCTCAACATCGGGGTCTATCCCTATCACTACATCGTATTTGAGTTTTCTGTTGTATGTGGCTTGTTCTTCCATTATATTTTGTCTTTTTATCAGAAAAGTTTCTTTTGTATCGATTCGCATGATTTGTCCGTGAACAGCTTTCGGAATATGTGGAAAAGGACATCTACGACGATACTGTTGCCTGCCATCACATATTGCCGGCTGTCGCTTATTCCCGCATTTTGAATCTTGTTTATGTCCGATTCGCTGACACCCATTAACCGGAAACATACTCTCGGTGTCAGCCTTCTTATCTTTTCCCGACACAGAAAATTATTTTCCTGCCACGAGTTGCTTGTTATCGCAGGGCATATCGTGTATGTGCCTCCTTTGTTGAATCCTCTGCTGCGTTGTATTATCTCGGGTTCCGAATATTCCCCGGCGATTATCGAATTGTCGGTCGGAGTTAACGCTCCGTTAGCCCTCAGACAATTGGCTGTGCCATCACCTGTTTTAGGTAACCATAAAAAGCCCGTTCCTTTTTTTCTGTGAGCGATGTTGTGTCTTATGAAACCTTTTATCATCTTCTCGCTCAAAAAATACTTTTCGTCCACGTCGTATTCGAGAATGTCCCCCAATCTCTTTTCAAGGGGCAAGGGTTCGGGGAAATAATACGATTCCGAGTCTCGTGTCGAAATCATGAATACTCTTTCCCTGTTATGGGGAATACCGTAGTCTTTCGCATTCAGAACCTTCGTGTGGTTCGTGTACCCTAATTTGGAAAGGTATTGTTCCCATGCCGATAAAAAACACTTGTATTTCCGTCCGGTAAGGGACTTTACATTCTCCATGAGCAGATATTTCGGCATTTTGTTCTCTATCGCTTTCTCGCATTCCCATAACAGGCTGCTGCGTGTGCCGCTGCCTTTCTCCAATCCCGCCTGCTTTCCGGCCGTTGAAATGTCCGTGCAGGGGAAAGAATATGTGAACAGGTCGAAGTCGGGAACTTTTGCCCAGTCTATATGGCATATATCCCCGAAGTTCCTGTCTCGGTATTGAGGATATACGGCATTATGGGCTTGTATGGCGTACTTGTCGATTTCCGACCAGCCGACCAGCTCGTAACCGATTCCGAGCCTGTCGAGTGCCATGCACTGGCTGTCATATCCGCTGAATGCTGTAAATACTTTTAATTGCATATTCTTCTCTTTTTGTTCGGCAGGCGGGATTCGAACCCGCATGATTGTTGTGCTGCTCACTTACATCTTTTATCGCCTACTATGAATAAGGCTCGCTGTTGTAGGTTTTGGTTCCTGTCTTTTAAACTTGTTTACCTTCTTGCTGGTCTCCTTTTCGCCAACCTGTCTCCCAACGGTCATTTCCTACCGTCCTCAGCTTAGAGCATCAATCTACTGCTTAATAGCGTCTACCTTTCCGCCACTGCCGATACCAACTAAAACACTTATGGCTAATTTCTCCCCGCAGTTCCTACTACCGTATGGTGCTCGACCACGTACCCGGCTCGGCTTGCGGGAATTCCAACATTATGTCTTATATCAGGTCTATGATTTTGGTTTTCACGATTCCGTCCAAACGCATGTCTTTAAGACCTTGTCTCATGTGTTCCTGCATGAGGCGGTTGGCTTCGGTGATGTCTTTGGCACAAACGAGGTTGTAGTACTTCGTTTCCTTTTCATTGCCGTTGTCGTCGATGAATATGTCTATCAACGTGGCTTTGTAGAAGGGCTTGTCTTCTTCCTTTTCGTTGACTCTCTCGATGACTTTCGAGCGGGTGATAGAGAATAATCGCAATTTCCGTTGTATTGTTCCAGTCCTTTGGCTTCGGCCTCTGCAAATAGTTCTACATCGGTGATGAAGTGTTCGACGACTTCTTTCATCTCTCCTTTGCTGTTCTCTTTTTCTACTTTCAGTTTGATTTCGTAAAACATAATGATTCGTGGTTAATCTATTATTGATTTTAGCCTAATGATTCCGATACTATCGCTATACCGATTTTTAACGACCAAAGATTTATTGCCTTCCGAAAGCTGCATATATGCGTCCTCAAAATTGAATAGTGCTTTCTCAATCTTGGAGAGGAGCGAAGGTTCTATCCGTAACTTTGTGATTCCCTCTGTACTCTCTTTTAGATGTTCTGAAATCGTTTTCTCAATTTCAGGATATTTATATCCATCAGCAAACGGGTATATAACTTTTTGATTGTCATACAATATACATTCAAACCCCATGTCTGTAACTTGTACCATATCGTAAGAGAGGATAGACTTGTAGGCTTTTGAGCCTATAAACTTACCATCGAGCTTTTCTATTTCTTCATCGGTGAATGTGGAGCATTCGGATAGCTTGTTTTTTACCAAGATATGTGTGTCGCTTGCATAAGCGTAACCGTCTTTAAAATAGATATATGAAAATACAGGTCTGAAATAGTCGTTTCTGCTGCATGCCAAGTCCATTCTTAGGACTCTGTTGAAATTGTGTCTAGTCTTCATCGCTTTTATTTTTTATCGGTTAAAACTTCTTTTAACTTGGGATTCCATGCCACATTCATGCGGACATGCCAGTCGCTGTCCTTTGCCAGTTCTGCGAGTGCCTCGGCGGGCGTGTTGGGATTACCTGCTGCAGTAATGCGTACTTCAATGTCGCTACTTAAAATCTCGTTTTTAGTCATTGTATTTCTTATTTATTTGTCTGACTTTATTTCTCATCAATCTTGCCAGCTCTTTATGCCGGTAGTCGTCCGATTGTTCGAGAGCTTTTGCCGCTCTCGATAGTAAGCTGGTGATAGATGTTAGCTCTTGGGGAGTCATGGTTAAAAGGGTAAATCATCTACTTCTTGATTCCGGGAATTGTCTTCCTGCGGTTTTGGCTTGATAGGTTTTAAATCGCCGATAAGATAATTCGTACCGTCTTTCCGTTCTTCCGGCTTGGGTGCACAGCTTATCGTGTGAGTATGTCCCCATTCAGATGCTAACTTTCGCTCCCATACCGTTATGTTCAAGTACTTCTTTCCGTTCTTACCTTCCTTGATTACCTCTTTGGGTATGTCGGAGAGGCAAATGCTTCCGTAGTAATTCATATTCTTATTATTTTATGTGATAGTCTTTTATTCGCTGGAATATTTCTCCACGACTCTTAATTTGATCTATAACCGTGTCGTCTCTGGGAATAGTTACCCGTGTGATTTCATTGTCTTTGATTTCACGGTTCCAATTTTTTTCGTCGTTGTATTCGAAAACACATAGGAATGCGAGGGTGGCTTGGTCGAGGCCTGAACAATAGAGTTGTTCTTGAACTTGGTTGTAATAATGTTTCTTGTATTTCCTGATATAGGCGAGTTTTTCGGAGTCGCTTTCCAACGGGACGATTTTATCGAAATATTCATCGAACGAGACCGTCTTCAACTCAATGAATGTCTTTAACTTCCCATCGTCTATCTCGGCAAAATCAAGAGAGGCTTTGAAAACGTCCATCTCAATACTCTGTACCTTGTATTGGCTGACATAGCAAAACGGAAGTGTCTTGCCGTACACGTCTTCGAGAATAGCACCGGTGCGCAACGCATCTATGGGACTTGCCAATGCGTTGTAGTGGGGCTTTTCACCGCTTACGAAACGCTGTAACAGTTTGGCATAGGTGGACGAGTGTATGTCCGACAATAACGCCGTGATGTCGCCGCTTCCGATATACATCGTGTCTGTTATCATATCGTTCCTTTCTTTTTCGCACTGGTGTACAAGGTGTCTATTTCGGAGTCTGTAAGCTCGTCTATCGATTCCCTTCCGAACATTTTCAATGCGGCTTGGTAGTAGGTGCTGTTTTTATAAAGAAGATTGTATATTATAGCTCTCTTTTCGGAAAGTGGCGTTTCACTCTTTTCTTCCTTCGATTTCTCTGCATCGGGATCTTCGCCTGTGGCTATCTTGTAGGCGTTCAACAAGGCGTATTTCCTTGCATAGGTGGAAGCTTTGCCAAAGCCCTTATCGCCAGAATCAAGCCCCCTTCCGAATGTCTCTATGTCGATATATTCAGAAGGGTTGTCTATATTGTAGATTCGGGTCGTCATCTTGACTATATCGACATATTTTATCGTTTCTATACCTTTATTTGCAACCCGTAGTATCTCACTTTTTACGAGTTCTTGTTTGAAAGGAACGCTCACGATACCATGTTTGGATTCTGCCTCTTTAACAGCTAGTGTAACGTCTTGGTCTCCTACCGCATTGTAGGCGTTTTTCCCTTCGCCGACAACCAATTTTTTTTCTATATTTTTTATTTCGTTGGCTACGGATTGTATCTTTTGGAATATGTTCTTTGTTTCCATCTCGTTTCTTTCTTTTTATACACCACATATCCTCCCGGACGGGCGGTGACAATGCTTGAATTATATGGAATTATAGTTTAAAACTCACATTTAATATTAGCTCTATCCTAGTTTTGCGAGTACCTCGGCGGGCGTGTTGGGATTCCTTGCCACTTCCCTGCGGACATCACTGTCGCTATCCTTTGCCAGTTCTGCGAGTGCCTCGGCGGGCGTGCTGGGATTACATGCTACATAATAGCGGACATCACAGTCGCTGTCCTTCGCCAGTTCTGCGAGTGCCTCGGCGGGCGTATTGGGATTCCTTGCCACAGTAATGCGGACATCACAGTCGCTATCCTTCGCTAGTTCTGCGAGTACCTCGGCGGGCGTGCTGGGATTACATGCTACATAATAGCGG